CAATTCCCCAAAGCTGCCGCCGGCTTCCATATATTCTTGCATCATTAACCCCACCCGCTGCAGGGTGATCCCTTTTTCCGCATGCTTTAAGCCGCCCCACAGCAAAATGCGGATAGCCGAAAACCCCGCTGCCATGGGATTGCTCATCACATAAAGCAGGGATTTTCCGCCCATCAGTTCTTCCATCTCTGCGGCAGCGTTAATATCGTAGCGAAGGCGGCGTTCCTTGCCGCCCATCGTAATAAACACAGTTCCTGTCATTGTCATCCCTCCATGATTCCCATAGTAAAACAGGGTGTACAGTCGTTATGCTGCGCACCCTGCTATTTATGCTGCCGGTGCTACCCCTGCAGTCGTATTGGCCGATGTCGGAGCCGCCGTCAAGCCAGCACAGGTTCCATTGGCAATAGCAACGTTGAGCGTGCTGTCGTTGGCCACTGCAGTTAAAGCAGTCAGCTCGACCATAGTTCCATAGCCACTCACGCTGAATTTCGCGGTCACTGCGCTATCCGCCGCCAAAGCTTCACGGGCTTTTTGCGCTACCACGGCTGCCGAATCGTTGAGCGCCACAGCTACACTGATGGCTTTGGGCGAGCCGGTCATCCCGGCAGCAGTAATCGTAAAGGTGGCATTGCCGGCGGTCGTAATGGTTCCGACAACTTCAGCCGTTTCCACCTGCTTGGTCCCGTTCACTTCTTCGGGCGCTCCAGCACCAGCCAAGGTAATTTTATACGTTGCCACGCCGTCATGCGGGGACTCCTCGCTCAAATCGGTAATGGCCGCATAGCCTTGAAATTTCGACCCATCCTTGCGGACATACCGCACATGCACCAATTCCCGGTTGGCAAATACCGTAAGCAGCTTGGCCCTGCCGGCATCAATGCTTAAGCCGGACGAATCGGTCAGCATCACTGCATCAGCGTCAATGCTCCAGGACATCATGCCGGGAACACTGGTTTTCCAGGCTCCGGACTGTTTATTGGAGGCATCAATTTGCTCCGCAGTCAAACTCAAGGTTGCGCCGCGCTGTCCGCCAACCACCGTCCAAACCGGAGTTTCTTTCGTCCCTGTATTTACTTTTAACAGAAAATCCACGCCATCGCTTGGAATTAAAGGCATCTTTCATCACTCCTTAGTATCAATAATCGTAAACTTGAAGGTTACCGTAGCTTCGCGGTGCGTTTCCAGACGTTCCACCGAATGGCTGTCCACGCTCGAAAGCCCGACCTGCCACGCATCCGTTAACGCCAATGGCTGCGTCTGAATTGCCGAAATGGCAGCATCGCAAAGCTCAGCCACTTCTTTATCTCCCTGGTACTCGCTGAGAACCTTAATGGTGGCCATAACCTCTGCGCCGCACACCGTTTTTGTACCCCAGCTCTGCGCTGTCGAATCGGTCATCACCACATACGGCGCTTTCTTGCCGGCAGGGACATAATCATAGACGGCAACGTTCATCTGGCTCTGAAGCCGTTCATACAGTGCCTTGTTGAGAGGCGATACCGGTGAGCGCTTCACCGTCTCACCTCATTTCGCACTGCTGAACGGATCTTCTCCTGAATTCCCGGCAGCAGCTCCCGTCGCGCCCGCTCAGCAAAATGTTTGCCCTTCACGCCCCGTTTGGTGCCATATTCCTGCAGCGGCGCATGCGGCGCTTTGGCCCTGACCATGCGGGAGATACCGTACTTTCCTTTGCGGTTCACGATGCTTTTCCGAAGCAGGCCGCTTTTGACCGGCGCCAGTTCCCGCTCCCGCTTGCGCACCTCTTTGGCGCCTTGCTCAGTTTCCTTTTCAATCGCCTGGCTGACATTGGTAGAAATAAGATCGCCGAAGGAAATGCATTGATCAATCCCTGTAAACCTAATCGTCGGCCGCATCGGCCACCACCTCCCTGCATTCGAGTCGTAAGAATGCGTGTTTTTCGCCTTCATCAATGGGTGGCCCGATCTGCTCGAACACCCTGCTGCCGTATTGAATCCGGTCTGTCACCGCCACATTGCGGCGATAGCGAATAATGATGCGGTGTAATATTTCCGGCACCATTTGCTCGTACTGGTCTGTCGTTTTGGCCGTTACAGTGATCACTTTAGCCCAGACGATTGAGCGGGGGGCGTAAGCAGTCGCGTAGCCTCCCTGACCGTCAGGCACTTTGGTTTCCTGCTGCAGCGTAATGCGGCAGTTGAGTTCTCCTGGATTCATAACATCACCTACCAAAGATGCGCGCGATACGGCGAAAGAAGAACATATACCACATTGGGAATATCTTCGCCCATACGCTGCTCATAAAAATGTCCGATTAAAATCAGCAAGGCTTGTTTAACGGGGGTTGGCGTTTCACTGGGCAGCGGCGCTTGTAGATAGTTTTCCGAGTGAGATATCGCCGCGGAAAGCAAGGCGGTGAGAAGGGCATTTTCCTCCTCACCGTCAATGCGCAGGTATTCCTTTACTTCCGTCAGCGTTAGCGGCTCAGCCATCGGTTGGTTCCATAAGGCCCGCAGCTTTTAGCTTAGCCAGAAGCGAATTTAAGTCCGTCACTAGCCCTGCTATGGTAGTCGCCGTACTGTCAGCCTGAAATGCGGCGGGTGTAAAAAGGCCCACTACCTGCCCGCCTGCCACAATCTCCAAGGTACCGCCAATTACGGTTTTGTCTCCGCCTTGCTCCGTATAGTTTTTGACGTTACTCATCTTTTCTCACCTACGCCTTCATTTGCAGCACTTTAATGGCTTCTGCAAGAATCAGCTTGCCATCCACACGTTGGGTGGCTTTAAAGCCGACTTGTCCCGTAGCGGCAAAGAGTTCATTGAGCCGCTGGAAAGCCCGCCCCTGACGATCCGCAACCCAGTAATAGCTAAAGTCGCCAAAGGCGATGGTTTTAGCAGCTGCCGCAATACCCTGAACATAGGCGGAGGTTTTTAGCGGGCGGTTCAGGATAGTATCCGGCTGGCCTGCAGTAACCGAAGGTTGCCACAGATACTGGCCGTTCCCGTCTTTAAGTTTCCGAATGGTCTTGACGGTCGCGTCATTGGTTACAAAAACGGCATTTTTGCGGTAAGGGGATTTCAAGGAATAGAACAGGTCCATGATTTCGTCGATGGTGATGGCTGTCGCGCTGGCAGTCGTGATTCCCAGCCCGGCACCGCCGGTGGCATTGAAAATACCGGTAGGCTTCCCGGTGCCGTCACCGACAAAGAAGGCTTCCTCCTCTTTTGCCCCAATGCGCCGCGCAAACTCTTTGGCAATGTATTGCTCCAAATTAAATACGCTGTCATTGAGGAGTTCTTCGGACACCTTGATCATGGTGGCCAGCTTATAGGCTCCAATGGAAACCTGGCCGAAGGCATCGTCGGCTTCGGGGATAACCCCTTCTTCATCCACCCAGGAAGCGGTCCCCTTGGTAGCGACCACCGGAATTTTCCGATCTCCCGAGGAGGTGGTGATGATTGTCGCCATTTGCCGGAAGATGTTTTCCTCCTCCAAGGCTTCCACGAGGGTGCGCTCAAATTCATCAGGTACAAGGTAACCTCCCTCAGAATCCGTTCCTACCTGCAGTGCATTTTGCACATCAAAGCTGTTTTTGTTCTTCATCGCTTTCCAGAAGGCCGCTTTGTACTCATTCGAAGCCCTGCCGGTTTTTTCCGTTTCCTGGTGCTGGCTGGGCCTATTCGTAAGGGCGGCGCTGGTCGGTTTGGAAAGTTCAAGATCCAAAACCGCTTGGCGCTCCAGGCGATCAATCTCTTTTCCCAGGTTCACCACATCGGCTTCCATTTTTTCATAGGTGGCCGTGTCCTCGGCCGACAACAGTCCGTTTTCATTTCGCCGGGAATCTAAAAAAGCTTTGGTGCTATCCCAAAGCTTGGCGCGTTTCTCGCGCAGGTCCAATATTTTATTCATGATTTATTCCTCCCGTTTTGTTATTTCAAAAGTTCCAGCCTTGTCAGCAGTTCTTTATGCGTCGTCCCCGCCTGCGTAATCGGATGCTCCGGTTTTACCTTCGGAAGCTTTCGTAAAAAAGCGTTGGTGACGGTCATTTTGTCAAAAATAAAACCCTCTGATGCATCTGTGTTTTCAGGCGCGTAGAGGATTTGATCGGCAAAGCCTAGTTCCACCGCTTTTTGCGCGCTGAACCAGGTTTCCGCATCCATCATGTTCGATATTTTTGCTCTTGGCAGTCCTGTTCTCGCCTCATAGGCGTTGACGATGCTTTCCTTGACCTCGCTAAGCATCTTGATGCCGCTTTGGAGATCCGCGGCTTCGCCAAAAATAACGGTAGCCGGATTATGGATCATCATCATGGCCACCGGCGACATCACAATTTCATCACCGGCCATAGCAATCACGGAAGCAGCGCTGGCAGCGATTCCGTCGATTTTGACCGTAACCTTGCCCTCATATTCCTTGAGCATGGTATAGATCTGGCTGGCCGCAAAGACATCGCCGCCCGGAGAATTGAGCCAAACCGCAATGTCGCCGGTGGCTGCTGTAAGCTCGGCCTTGAATTTTTTCGGGGTGATGTCATCGTCAAACCAGCTGTCCTGGGCGATGTAGCCGTCAAAGTACAGGGTGCGTCCTTCTTCGTTCTTCACCCAGTTCCAAAATTTCTTCATTTGCTTCCCTCCATTCCCTTCGTATTGTTTTTGGCAAAAGCTCCTGCGTCGGCAAGCTTGGTCATATTGCCGTTGATGAGATATAAGTCTCCGCCAAGTTCAGCCGGTATCCGGTTGAGATTTTCCAGTTCGCGGATATCATTGCTGGACAGCCAGCCATTTTGCCGACCAACAGCGTAACCGTTCATCCGGCTCTGGTAGTCGCCCCGTAGCAGCCCATCCACGTTGAATTTTACGAAGTACTGCCGCTTTTCACTTTCACTAAACAAGGCTCGTTGCAAGGCCTGCTCCCAACGTACCACCCATGGGTCCAGGGTATACATGACAAACTCCAGCGACTGCTGCTCAATGTTGGAAAAGCTGGATTTCTCCAGGTCGCCGATCATGTGCGGCGGAATGCGAAAAATGCGGGCGATTTCGTTCAGTTGGAACTTGCGAGTCTCCAGAAATTGCGCTTGCTCCGGCGGTATGCCGATGCTTTGAAACTTCATGCCTTCTTCCAGCACCGCTACCCGGTGAGCGTTGCCGCTGCCCTGGTACACGGCGTTCCAGCTTTCCCTGATTCGCGCCGGATCTTTGACTACCCCTGGATGCTCTAAGACACCACCGGGATTCGCTCCGTTGGCGAAGAACTTAGCCCCATATTCCTCTGTGGCGATTGCCATACCGATGGCGTTTTTGGCCATGGCAATGGGCGAATACCCGATCAGGCCGTCAAAGCCAAGGCCGGGAATGTGGAGAACTTCGTAATTCCTAAGGAAATAGGATTGTCCGTCTTTTTCATATTGGTAGTACAGAATACCCTGATCTGTCCGGTTGACGGTCATTTTATTGGGCAAGAGCGGGTACAAGGCTACTGCTTTGCCCCGCCCATCGCGGATGATCTGGGCATAGGCATTGCCCCATAATAAAAGATGACCCATCAGTGTTTCTCGAAACACAAATGAAGTCATCTCCGGATTTGGCTCGCTATGGAGCAGGTAGTATATGGGATGATCTGTTGCCTTTTCTTTGCCATTGGGTGCATACCGGTAGGTGTGCGTTGGCAGCGAAGCTATGGTTTCGGCCAGTATCCTGACGCAGGCATAGACCGCTGTTGTCTGTAGCGCCGTCCGCTCATTGACCGCCTTGCCGCTGGAGCTTGTGCCGAAGAAAAAACTGTAGGCACTGCCCCAGAAGCTGTTTTTCGGGCTGGCCCGCGTTTGAAATATTCTTGATAAAAATGGTATTTTCATGAGTCACCTCCGACCATAGGCGTAATAAATTATAGAAACAAAATACCTCTCTCGTCATACACGCTGGAATCATCGCTTTTATTTCTAATGCAACGGTCAATCGCCATAATGGTGGCGACAATGCCGTCTATCTTTTCTACAGACTTTTCCTTGTCCGGCTTGATGTTTCCGGCAGGGTCCTGACGCATAACCACGTTTTGCGCCATCCACTTTAGAACAGGGTTGCCGCCGTGCTTGATATTACCCGCCATCAGCAGTTTGTAGAGTTCTTTGCTCGGCGGGGACATATCCTTATAGCCCTGGCCAAAAGGTACGACCGTAAATCCCATGCCCTCAAGATTCTGCACCATCTGCGTGGCATTCCAACGGTCAAAGGCAATTTCCTTGATGTGGTATTTTTCTCCCAATCCCTCTATGAACTTCTCAATAAAACCATAGTGGACGACATTGCCTTCGGTGGTTTGGAGGTAGCCTTGAAGCTTCCACACATCGTAAAGCACATGGTCACGGCGGCACCTCAGTTCCAAAGTATCCTCCGGCAACCAGAAGAATGGAAGCACTATGTACTTCTCATCCTCCATGCGCGGCGGGAACACCAGGACGAAAGCGGTGATATCCGATGTGCTGGATAGGTCAAGCCCTCCATAACATTCTCTGCCGTTAAGGTCATCGATATCAATGAGAAGATTGCCCCGCTCGTAGATGTGCTCCGGTATCCAGCACACCGTTGCCGAGGTCCAAATGTTAAGACGGAGCTGCTTGAACACATTCTCCTCCGCAGGGTTTTCCAGCGCGTTCTTATACGCTTCACGGACACGGTCAATGGAGATGGTGTGTCCGAGAGACGGGTTTGCCTTGTACCAGTTGGCTTCATCATTCCAATCGTCCTGTTCGGTCAGCCCATATACAACAGGATAAAAGGTGTTGTCCTGTTTTCGGCCAGTCTTGAGGTCCATAGCTTTGGCATGCAACTCATAGCAGATGCTGTTTTTGTCCGAACCAGCTGTGGTGATAATGAAGAACAACGGTTGTTCACGGGCATCCCCGGAGCCTTTGGTCAGAACATCATACAGTTTGCGGTTCGGTTGGGCGTGGATTTCGTCAAAGACAAGGCCGGATACGTTAAGCCCGTGCTTGGTTCCGGTCTCTGCCGAAAGCACCTGGTAGAATCCTGCATTGGAATAGTTTACAATCCGCTTGGTGGCGGCGGTAATCTTCGACCGCTTCAAAAGAGCCGGTGACATTTGCACCATCTGCTTGGCCACATCGAACACGATGGAAGCCTGCGACCTGTCACAAGCGGCACCGTATACCTCGGCACTAGGTTCGTTGTCGGCATATAAAAGGTAAAGGGCAATGGCGGCTGCGAGTTCCGACTTGCCCTGTTTTTTCGGTATCTCAATATAGGCGGTAAGAAACTGCCGTTTGCCATTCTCTCCGACAATCCCGAATAGATCCCGGACAATCTGTTCCTGCCAGGGCAGCAGCAGAAATTTCTTTCCCGCCCACTTCCCTTTGGTGTGGCGGAGGTTTTCAATAAAGGCAACCGCTCGGTCTGCTTTCGCCTTATCGTAGCGGGAAGTCTCAAGCATGAAAGGTGAAGGTGTGTATTGGTATGGCATCATTAACTACCTTCAAGCAGCTGTTCCATCTCATCGGTTGGGTCAAGAGAACCTTCACCAGCTATGATCCGGCTCCTTGCCGACGGTGTCAGACCGAACTGTTCACAGAACTTTAGCATGATTTTCAGGTTGGTCTGGGCAATGGATACCTGTGGCACCTGTTGCAGATAGCCGTTTGGGGTGCGGATCATCGCGCCGTGCTGGGTGATGAATTCCTCGGCTTCCTTCCAACGGGCATACGCCTGGCAGTAACCCGCAAAGGCCGCCATATCCATTTCGGTCAGAAGCCCTATCCGTTCTAAAATCTTGCCCATGCGCTTCCATTCTTTTTTGGCTTCCTCTTCAAGCCAGGAAGGGCAGCGTGGGGCTTTTTTATTGGGTTTTGGCTCATTTTGGTTCAGCTGCCGGCCGCCAGGGTTTCCTTCCAGCTCCTTAAGGGCGGTAGGTTTTGGTTTTCTTCCTCTCTGTGCCATAAGTCCCACCTCCTCTCATTGGCTTTAATGGCATGAAAAAAAGACCTCCGAAGAAGTCTTTTCTAGATAATAGGGACAGCGTTATTTATCGATCTTTCGACAACAATCCTCACCGTAGACCACGTTCAGGCTGCCGCCGCTATCCCAAGCGACCATTATGCTTCCAATATCGTCCACACCAACCACCGTGCCTCGAGTACCGATGGGCGGCGCTTGTTCATCCTCCATACGGATAAGTTCCACTCTGGTGCCAGCGGGGTATTGTTTGCGTAGACGTTCGACTATTTCTCTCTTAATAAACATCGCCGTCCCCCTCCGCAATGGTGTCCTCAAGGGCCTTTTCCAGAATGTTTATATCCAAATGAAACTCGGAGTAGGCGTCCTCGATCACCTTGTAATATCGGTAGCTGGGCTCGTTAAGGGCTCTGCGTTCATCCATGATGTAGGCCATAGCCGTTTCCCGCTTGCCATTTACGGAAACGGTCAGGTCTTTTTTGTAATAGAAGGTTGGAAAACCCTCATAGCGGTCAAGGTTCATTTCATCTGTCTCGCCGATTTCCCAGACGATAACCGGAACCTTGTAGCCGTCCGCCGTTTCAATAGTGGCGTAAGCCCCTGTCTGCGAACCCCGAAAGAGCAGCCGGTAGCCTTCCACTTCCGTTGTGCATATGAGCTTCGCCGTTGGACAGCGGAAAGCCATCTGGCGTATATCCATGTTGCTGCCGTATGCGATGTAGAGTTTTGTTTTCATTATTTAATCCATCCTTTCCGAAAGTCATTTTCCCTTTCACCACCTAATAGGCGGTCGCGCCGCCCTTGGTGTGCCTGTGGCTAATTCCTTCAAGCAACTTGTCTCCAAGCCGAGTTGCCTTCAAGGTGCTTGAGAAAGTGCAATCTGCAGGTCTTGAACTCACCCCCGATAAGTCCCAAGCGGAGCATCCAGCATCGGAAGGCGTACTTTTCGTTATCGGTGACCGTTCTTCTTGCGGAAGCCTTCTTCTGTTTCAAGGCTTGGTGGCAAACCGCCAGGCAGAACTGTATGTAGGCTTTAATCTCTCCTGCGTGGGTGGTGGAGTTGAAAAGTCTGAACTCGACCGTGCCTTTGGTAAAGGTGGCATGGAGGTTCAAGCCGTGATAGCGGGTGTTGTTGTAATGGCGGTCTCTGCCATAAGGGTCTTCTGCGTACCAGATGTCCGCAAGTTCTGCCATTGTCTGGGGCTTCCGGCGGTTGATGGTTTCAAGCAGTTCCTCGTTGGTCTTTTTGCAGTAACGAAGGCTTCTTGGGTCTATCTGAAGGGCTTTGTAAAGGATGTCCTCTTTGCTTGCGATGATATTGACGATATTCAGGAGGGTCTGCGGTGTGAATCTCTCTGCCCCGACATGAACATGGATTCCGCAGGAGGTGTTCACAATCGCGCCTTTGTGCCGAAGCTGTCTGACCAGTTCCTGTAAATCCGCAATGTCATCGTAGGTCAGGATGGGGCTGACCACCTCGGTCTTGTATTCATCTCCTGCGGAGGTTATTGAGCCGCCGACCTTCTTTTCGGCAACAATGCTTGAGTCGTACATGGCTTTCCATGTTCTGCCCTTGGTGTCTTTTGCTTCGTAGGTGCGGTAGGTGCCACCAACGTAATTGGTTTCGCCTGTTTGGAAGTAGGCTGCTATAACCTTGGCCGCTTGCTCTCTCGTGATGCCTGTCATTTCGATTTCAATCCCGAATTTCTGCGTTTTCATCTGTTTTCATCCTTTCAAAATGTGTGTTTCTTTCCTTTTGGTAGTACTATATATCACTCTAAAAGCACATAATATCCAGTACTATTTTTGAATAAACACAACTATTTTTCAGGCTGAAAGCCGTATGCAGTTTGCTTCTCTTATTCTTCTATTGCTGTATACCGCGGATAATCGTAACCTTCACTGTTTACCAAAATCCGCGCTCCCGTTTGAAGGTTGAGCACTCTAATACACCGGATTTCACCGCTTGGATTTGAACCGCCATCGTCTTTATCAATCCAAGGCTGGTCCTTAAGAAAGTCCTTTGTAAATTCTTTAAAATCGATGTCACTAAGTGCGACCTCTTTAGTAACCCTATAAGCCGATCCAACAAATCCTTCTTTTTTAGCATTTCTGGTTGCATCCCTTAGTTCTTCGATATCGACCATTTTTCTTCCGAACAGTGCTTTCATTATTGAATCCTCCTATTCCTGCATGCGTGCCTTTTCCGCAAGCAGACGAGCTTTTTTATGCTTCTCCTCATCAGCGGGAGTTCTGAAGGCTGTGTGGCCCTTGAGGCCCGCAAGAAGCGCTTTTCTTGAAGCCTTGCCGCCTTCGCCCGAAAGCCCCAAACGCAAAAGCCAACTGCGAAGGTAGTATTTTTCGTTTTCAGGTTTCTGTTCCTTGGCACTTACCCGCTTTGCTTCCCTTGCCTGTGCCATCATGAAGGCCGCCAGTTCCGCATAGGCTCTGTTCTTGTCGGGTTTGTCCGAAAAAGGAAATGTGAAGATAACCGTCTCCTCATCAAAAGCCATGCCCTGGATTGTTGCTTCACCGCTGTCCGCCCCACAGAGAGCGAGTAACGCTTCTTTAGTTTCAGGCGGGGTCG